TCGTGCATTCAGACGCCAACTTCAGCATGGCTGAGGGCGGTTTCCAGAAGCCGATCAACCAAGATGCCTTAGTCACTCAGATTTTCTTCCAAGGCAACCTCTCTACCGACAATCGTCGGAAGCAGGGCAAGCTAGCGGGTATCACCTAGACTAGGAGAATCTAATGGCAGATGGAGATTTTACCATAACGACCGGTTCAGTCCGGAGTGCGGGCAATGTGTTTCGTGCCTCAGGAACTGTTGAAGCAGGAACCGACGCAGCTACGGCAGCAATTTTTCCTAACGGATACATTGTGTCGTTTAGCATTGATCACAATGTTGATGCTTTAGCTACTGAAGTGCCACGAGTCCACACCAACTCAAGTGACTTTGTGGGAACTGCCGCTAATGGCAGTGTCCATATTGATACGGAGACTGGGTCAACTGAGACATTTGGTTGGACTGCTGACTTTATAATGTAGATAGATAGGAGTATAAAAATGCAGTTTACACAAGTACATCGAACGGAACAGGAGAAGGTGTTCATTTCGGTGCAAAACAATCAAGGTGCTACTCTCTCCGCAAACGACCTCGTTCGTTTTTCGGCCACGACCACGGCCAGCGAACAGGGGCGGCTTGTCGAGTTGGTTGACGCTGTCTCGCACACTGTGACTGGTGCTCAGGGTTCGATTGCGGGTGTAGTCGAAGCCGACATTGCTACAGGAGAAGTAGGTCGAGTGCAGGTTTATGGCCCTGCAAGCGTTCGTGCAGCTACTACGATTGCAGCTAGCACCGCCGTTGTAGCGAGTACTGCTACTGCTCAGGGCTCTGTTGGGGCCATTGCCTCTGCTGGTGGCAATGGTGCACTATACGCAGATTCCATTGTCGGCTGGACTCTTCAGGCTTCGGCCTCTGAGACCACGGCAGTTGTGTTCATTAAAACGATGTAGATCTATAGGGGTATAAACCGGGGATGGAAGACTATAGCGAGTATAAAGTTCTTGTGGCTACGCCCAATTACACCAATTTATTTCCGTCCGAGGTGTATGGGAGCCACATGGACTGCGTACAAGAATGGACAAAGCTGGGCATAGACTTTAAATGGATGGTCATAGGCCGGACCTTTGTGAACTTTGCAAGGACTCAGGCTTGTGACCATGCCATTGAAGGCGGGTATACACATATCTTATGGCTTGATGACGATGCTGTTATCAGTCATAAGATATTACCCCGATTCTTAAAGCATGATAAAGATGTTGTAATTTCTCCATACCCCATGCGGAGACCTCCTCATGAGATTGGCATTTTGTCGTCACTTACAGGAGACTTTAGGGACGTAGAGCAGTATGGGAATTGGAAAATTGATAATATGTTACAGGGACTTCAAGAATGCGATGGCGGCGGAACGCATTGCATGCTCATGAAAGTATCTTGTCTTACCGAGGTATTTGGAGAGTCGGTGCTGCATGGCGAAGGCGTAGGTGCTGAAGAGTCCATGAAGACTGAGAGCGATCTCGGGTATCCATTCGTTGTTATGCCTAAGGTGGGAACGGAAGACATGTATATGTGCTACCGCTTAAAACTTAAAGGCGTTAAAATATGGTGTGATACTGACGTCTTTGCATCTCATGTTGGGTTTGCTCCAGTGATCGGTCCAGATCAAGTGTACCAAGGAGAGCTTTCAAAACAACAACCGGAGAATGTAAATGAGCAAAAAGAAGTCGGTGACAGTGTACCGATGCAACGTATGCGGGAAGGGGCTGGACACAACCATAGCGAAGCAGAAAACGTCGTGTCAGGAGTGCGGAGCAAACAAGTGGAGGATAGCAGGGTTACTTCACTGGTCTGAATCTATTAAGTTATGGCGCGAAACTGGAGTATGGTTTGTAGAACCCGATTCTAAATTTGCTAAGATGTTATTGTTTATTGATAAAATTATACCGGGCAAGACCACATGGCTTTAATTCGTACGGTACGAAGTCTGGGTAGGACGCCCAGATTAGGGGTCTGCGGGGATTTCGTTCCCGGTTGCCCCGCAGACCCCGCTTTTAGGAGAGATTGAAATGGCTGAAGTTGGCTTTGGATCTGTAGGAACTAGTTCGGTACTAACAGCAGATGGTGTCGTAGGAACATCTGGTATTGATACCGTTATATGGGCAATTGCCGTAAAAGGCGGCAGTGCTACTACTCGTGCTGTTGTAGATGAAGGCACCGATGGGTCTGGTGTAAATCGCTTAGACATTATTGCGCCGGTCAACGATACAGTGACTATGTCTTTTCCTGCTGGTTTATACTGCACCGGCGGGGTTCACTTGGACATTACTACAACTGGCGGAAATGTATCATTCGTTTATTCACAAGCTTAAACCGGGAGTTTAATTATGACGACTGCCTTTGCAGATCTTCCAACGAAGATTGATGATTCCAGCTTAGGTGAAATTGCTTTAACCAAGAAAGAGCGTGATCGCGTATGCTTTACTTGGTATGAATCTCATAATCCAATGGTCTCAGATACTGTTCACCACGGACCTTGGGATGTTCAGGTTACGTCTGATAAAAGACATGGCGACAAGCTTGGACTTTCGGAAGACGATGGCGTAATCATTGACTTTCTCGGTACCCCTCGCGGCGAGGTTGCTATTACTGGTGAGGGTAACATCCTAACAGATGAGGAGGCCGAAATGCGAGAAGAGGCTACGGGGCAAAATCTGCCGCGTTACATGGCTTTCGACTTTCGCATTCGCAAGCTAACGAAGACAGATGGCCCACAACAGCGTGAGATGCTCATGAAGAGCATTGACCAACGTAGGCAGGATAGTGAGTCCACTTTAATCGAAACGCTTACATCCGCCTTTCAGACGGCCGCAAAAGGCTTGTCTCAGAGTGGCAACATGACGCCATCTAAAGATGAACTACTGAAGGCTGTAGCCGATTCAAGTAAATAAAAATAGGGGGCGGTAAATGGCTGGTACGTTCCGTGATTTAATAGATGAGGTTCTTGATCTTGGAAGCCACGGAACCGGGGATGACTTTGAGGATATGGTTAAGGCTGCGATTAATCGCACCTATCGCCGTGTTCTTCAAAAGACAAGACAAGAAACTACTCTGCGGGAATTTAGCTTAGCGACTGTAGCAGATACGTCTAAGTATGGTATGCCTCTCTATGTGAAAAGAATTTTAAACATAGAGGACGCTACGAATAATAGGACTGTCTACGATATATCGTGGCGCGAGTTTGACGAATCATATGCAGGCAACACCACTACGGGTGATCCTACCCGTGCATACGTATTAGGAACCTTTGGTACAGCATATCAGAATACATCTGCATCAGTATTTAATATCGTGTCTTCGAATACCGCAGATGCCAATAATAGCTACGTCACCATTACTGGGTATGTTTCTGGTCATTTAGCAGCCGAGACCATCACCCTTAATGGCCTTGTTACAGCTACTGGCAGTACGTCGTTTGATGCTACTGGCATTGAAAGAATAGTCGTCCATGCGGGGACAAATGTTCCAATTGTAGGAACGATTACTGTAAAAGATGCCAGCGGTAGTACGATGGCTATCATCCCTCCCACATTTAAAAGCCCAAGCCACTTATGGGTTGAATTCTATCCTATTCCCGATGGCGTATTGACCTATACGGTCAGATCGGAAATGCGTAAACCAGACTTAGTAAACGACGAAGACTGGCCTGAGATAGATGAAGACTTTCATAATATCATTGTATGGGGTGCAGGAGCTGACGTGCTCCCCAATGTAGGTAAAGGCAATCAAGCAGATAGGCTACGCAGGGACTACGAAGAAGGCCTAATGGAAGCCCTTAACGCGCAGGGAGAGCATCCGGGTCGCGTGCGGACGTTTTCAGATTTAGATCTAGATTCTGCATACCCAAGGCGGCCGGTTGTTAAAGGCGTGGATTACGTATAATGCCACAGAGAGATACGGTCACGAATCCAGTTACGCCGGGCGTTATAACTTCTCCAATGTTTAGGGTCAGGGGGCAAACCTCAAACTGGTCATATCCTCATGAAGCGGCTATTCCAGAAAGCACAAAAAAGCTTTCCAATATTAATATCTCTGAAAGAGCGGTGGCTGAAACTCGTGATGGGTGGTCAAAGTACAACAGTGCTTCTACTGATGAGGCAATTACTGGACTTGTTCAAGTTCCGTATACCACGGGAAAACATGTGGTGGTTAATACCCCATCAAAGATTTATGATGATGATGGTACTACTAGGAGGGATGTTACTGGTTCCGTCTCATTTTCTGGCTCAGGCGCTGATAGCTTTTATAGATACGTACTTTTAAAGGATACCTTATACGCCACTGATGGGGTTAATCCAATATGGACTAAGGACAATGACTTTGACACCTCACCCAATAATGCGGCGGTTATTTCGTACAGTGCGGACGGGATAACTCTTCAGGGTGCAAAAGATATTGCGGCTCATCAGGGTATATTGGTAGCGGCCAATGTGAAAGAAGGGGACTCTTGGAACCCTACTCGCCTTAGATGGTGCGGCGTCGATACGAATGACTACTCCATTAACCCAGCCTATTGGCCTGACCGCAATCGCTACGAGGTATATCAGGGCGGTCCCGCCATTGTAGGGGTCGTTGATAACTATACGAGCCTATTGGTCTTCAAAGAGGATGGCGTATATCCGGGTAGAATAGATGGCGATCTTGGGTTTTTAGAGTTCCGCCTTGATGAGCAAAAAGTACAGAGAGGCTTTTCACCACTTGCTAAAAACTCTCTTATAGCTCGTCCTGAGTTTGTATTTTGCGTGGCAAAAGAGGGCGCCATTGTCATAAGGCCGGATCTTTCTTTTGAAGTAGTTACATCGTCTATTCAAAACGAATGGAGAAAGCTCGCTCAAAGCAGGCTACAGCATGCCGTAAGCTGGGTAAGGGAGAAGGACCATCAAGTCCGCACTTTGCTAAGCTCTTCTGGTACTGGTCATAATATTACTTTCGTATGGGACTACCAGACGGGCGATTCTTGGTTTGATTACCCTGCTAAAAACATAGGATTTGCCACAGAAGCCGAGTTTTCAAATATAGACTACGACTTCATTGGTGCTACGGACGGGTATTTATATAAGGGCAATGACGCTGACAAGGCCACTGATGATGGCAGTGCCTTTAACTGGGCAATAGAGATGCAGGACAACGACCTTGGCCAGCCGGGACGAGCTAAGCACATTGTTCGATTTAGAACATTCTATGAGTGGAAGTCTGGCAATACGTCGTCTGGACTTACTCTGTTCTTAGATCGCGGTGCTCAATCATCCCGATCTACGACGATAAAGTTTGAAAACTTGTTTGGTAGCTGGAATGACAATATTACCTTTTGGGATGATGGGACAAAGTATATGGGGGGCAACGCAGTAGAAGACATATACTTTGTAAATAGAATAGCAGAAACTATTTCCCCGCGATGGACTGGAACTCAGCCAGCCAAGATCGTTGGGTATCAAGTTGAATATGAGTTAATGGAGTAATAATGGCTACAGTAACTAGACCCACTGATGCGCTACCAGATCCCGGAGACGCCCTAAAGGCCGAGCCGATACGCGATCATATCGCTAATATACTGACGTTTATCGAGTCTAATAATATTGATTCGTCCAATGTAGATTATTCCTCTACTGACGGTATTATGGTCCTTGATCAAGCGCAGACGGTGACTGGTGCAAAGAACTTTTCTACCAGCATTCTACTGTCTGGATCGGCCACTGTCGATCTTAATGGAATAGCGGATTCCCTAATCCTTGACGAGGACGCAGATACCACCATATCCGCTCCTACGGATGATCAGATTGACATAGAGGTTGGTGGATCAGACCTATACAAGTTTACTGCAACCGCATTTGTTTCTGGGTCCAACATTGTCAGTGACACTACGAATACGGATTCGCTGGGAACAACCGCCCTTACGTGGTCAGACTTATATCTTGGAGATGCATCCGTACTGGCCTTTGGTGAAGACCAAGACGTGACCCTGACGCATGACCCAGATGATGGCATATTTCTAAATGCGGGAATGAAGCTTGGGTTTAGGGACATGGGCGGAGAATATATTTACTCCGTGTCGGATGGGACGCTGGGGATAGCTGCTGCTACTGAAGTCGATATTACCACAACGACATTAGATGTAAATGGTGCGGTGGACTTGTCGGGGAATACGGCTATAGGTGGAACCTTAAATATTGGCGCTTCTACCGCGATTGCAAATGTAAAAGACGAAGACGACATGTCTTCCGATAGTGCAACGTCACTGGCTACGCAGCAGTCCATCAAGGCATACGTAGACTCTCAAGGTGAAACGATGGACACCCTTGCGGAGCTAACTGATACAAACATTACTTCTGCCGCCGATGCCTCCATGCTCCTGTATGACACGGGCACGTCGAAGTGGATTGACAATGTGATGTCTGGTGATGCTACAATGGCAGACACCGGGGCAGTGACCTTGGCGGGTACCAACACCAACCTGACGACACTCGCCAATGTGACGACAGTCGGGACGATAGGCACGGGGGCTTGGCAAGGCACAAAAGTAGCCTCAGCCTATCTTGACGATGACACTGCACATCTTTCAACAACACAATCATTCAGTGGAGCAAAAACTTTTGGTGCAGCATCCCAGTTCAATAGCACGGTTACAGTTGGTGCTGATGACGATGGATACGATGTAATTTTTTACGGCAATACAGCTTCAGCCAATGCAACGTGGGACACTTCCGCAGATGATTTGATCCTTAGTGGGGCGGCTGGGCTAGTTGTTCCAGAAGGACAACTCACCTTGGGTTCGACAGCGGTGTCCTCTACTGCGGCTGAAATTAACTTAATAGACGGTGGAACAGCCAGAGGAACTACTGCTGTAGCGTCTGGTGATGGAATACTAATTAACGACGCTGGCACAATGCGTATGACTAACGTGGACACGGTTAGCACCTATTTTGCCAGTCATAATGTAGGCGGGACTAACATTGCTACTGTCGGCACTGTCGGTACTGGCACATGGCAAGGCACGGCGGTGGCTTCGGCTTACCTCGACGCCGACACCGCCCACCTTTCGACTACGCAGACCTTTACCGGCGATAAAACCTTTACTGGCACGGTCACCGTTGGGGTAGATGATACCGGTAAAGATGTGAAGTTCTTCGGTGCATCTGCCGGTGCTTACATGGAGTGGGATGAAAGTGCGGATCAGCTTAGGATTGTTGGTGCTTCCGCAGACGCTACCACGAGCACTGGCAAGCTTTTATTAGCTACATCTCTTAATGATATCAACGCCAATGATGTTATCGGCAAGATAGAATTTCAAGCTCCGCTCGAAGTGGGTGCTGATGCTATATCGGTATCTGCTTCGATCAAGGCTGTTGCTCAATCCACTTTCACTGCCAGTTCTAATGCGACTGATATAGTATTCTCAACTGGACATTCAGAAACAGCGACTGAGAAGTTTAGGATTACAAGCGAAGGTGAGTTGGGCGTTGGCGGTGCCAACTACGGTAGCGATGGTCAGGTTCTGACTAGCGGAGGGGCGGGTGCTGCCCCGGCATGGGAAAATGCTGCATCATCTGGACACACAATCCAAGAAGAGGGGTCGAGCCTTACAGCCAGAGCGAATCTTAACTTTATCGGCGCGGGTGTAACTGCTACGGACGATAGTGGCAATGATGCGACTAAGGTGACGATTACACCCACTCGCGCATCACTGCCAGTTACTCGCTCTGATGGGTCTACAAGTGACCCAATCGCCTTAACGTCTGCGGCTCTTGGCGAGAGCCTTGTATCCGACACCACGCCCCAGTTGGGCGGCGATCTGGATGTCAACGGCAACGATATTGTCTCCGTCAGTAATGGCGATATTTCGATTACACCGAATGGGACAGGCGCGACGATAGCTACCAAGTTGGAGGTGCTGGGCGATACTGCTACTGGCGATGATGCGGCAATAGGCTATACCTCCGCCGAGGGGCTTATCCTCACGGGGCAG